TTAGTAACCATAAACGATGCAGCACGTCGAAAAATGGCAACGGTAATTGCACGTAAAATACGTGCAAGCCAAAGTCAACGTATTACTCGACAACAGAATCCTGACGGTAGTGCTTATATCCCGAGAAAAAATTTAAGAAAAAGAAAAGGGCAGATTAAGAAAAAAATGTTCATGAAATTGAAAACAACACGGTTCATGAAAATCGAAAATATTCCTAATGGGGTAACTATTGGATTTGATCAACGAGTATCGAGACTTGCCCGAATTCACCAGGAAGGATTAATTGATAATTTGAAATATAACGGACGATCTTTCAAAGTCAGATATGCACAGCGTCAATTGCTTGGCTTTACTGAAGCTGAAATTGAAATGATTGAAAATGACGTTCTTAACTTTATAGATTCAAAATGAACCCACTTGTATATAACTGACATACAAACCAAACCAAATGCATTAATCCTTTAGCTGCATAACGATTGCAGCATGAACGCAGAATCCAATCGTCGTCTTGAAAATATGATCCGTCTAGGACATATCAAGACCGTAATACCGTCTAGCCCTTTTCATAAAGTTACAGTCAATTTAGGTGACATCGTAACTAAAGAATTGCGCCTATTAAATTTAAGAGCTGGTAAAGATTCAACTCATGATTTACCGAGCATTGATGAAGAATGCATTGTATTTAGCCCTTGCGGAGTAATCGAACTCGGAGTCGTTGTTGTTGGTTTAAACAATGAAGATTTTCCGACTCAGTCATTAGATCCAGATATCAAATTTAGAGCCTTTGAAGATGGTGCAATCATAAGTTATGACGTCAAAAAACATGAGCTTCAAGCAATTCTTCCAGAAGGTGGAACTGTAAAAATTGTTGGCAATCTCGAAGTAGAGGGGGGAATCCATTCCACTTTGGATATTACCTCAGATGCGGATGTTATCGCAGGAAAGATAAGTCTAACTAAACATAGAACCTCTGGTGTTAAGGGTGGCGGTGACACTTCTGGAGGACCAGTCCCATGATCTCACGTCATACAGGCGTAACAATTTCAGAAATCGAGAGCATAGAACAATCAATTGAAGATATTCTAACTACTCCTTTGGGCAGTCGTGTCATGCGTGGTGACTACGGTTCCATCGTGCCTGACCTTATCGACCAACCCATGAATGATGTACTTGTTCTAAAAATTTACAGTGCAATTTATACGCCTGTGACTCGATGGGAAAAACGCATCAGTATTGAAAATATCAACATTTCCAAGATCGCTTCAGGGCTTATGCAGCTAGATCTTGAGACAGTCCATACCATTACTGGCCAGTCCCTAAATTTAAATATTCCACTTCAAATGGGGGCTTCATCATGAGCGTCGATTTTAGCCAGCTTGCTCCACCTGACATTATTGAAACGATTGATTATGAAGTTATATTAGCCGAACGAAAGGCCGACTTAATTAATAGATTTCCAGATGATCAAAAACCACAGATTACTGAAGTACTTAACCGTGAAAGCGAGCCTTTGACGAAATACATTGAAGAAAATTCTTATCGTGAAACAGTATTAAGAAATCGGATTAATACCGCAGCACGTGGCTTATTATTAGCTTATGCGGAAAAAAATGATTTGGATCAACTAGGCGCAAATTACAATGTTAAACGTCTGATTATTAAGCCTGCAGATAATACAAAAACGCCACCTGTTCCTGCTGTCTATGAATCAGATCCAGCTTTTCGTGAACGTATCCAACTTGCATTTGATTCATTGTCGGTAGCTGGACCAGAAGCAGCTTATAAAAAAATTGCGCGTGATGCTGATGGCCGAGTTGCTGACGTTTCAGTTACTTCACCAATGCCAGCCCATATTACTTTGACCATTCTGCAAGCAGACTCTCTAACTGGATCTGCTTCCCCTGAGCTAGTCCAGATTGTCGACAAGGCGGCTAATGCTGAAGAAAAGCGACCAATAGGAGATCGTGTCACAGTTATATCTGCTGAAATTATTAATTATTCAATTAATGCCAAGTTATATATCGGTAAAGATCCTGAAGCAGCAACTGTACTTGCTCAAGCCATTAACAATGTTACTGAGTATGCGCAAAAGCAAAAACGTATTGGTCGATCTATTCGTATGTCTGCAATTTATGCAGCTTTACATGTTGATGGTGTAAATAGAGTGGAGTTACTTAATCCAACTGCAGATGTTGTTTTAACTCCAACACAAGCCTCGTTTTGTGAAAATATTTCCGTGGTTATTGGGGGTGTTGAATGAGTAAATTACTGCCTCCTAATAGCACTCGATTTGACCGTAACGTTACGGACGTTTGTGCAAATAGTTTAGAGCTTCCTGTTCAAATTAAGAGTTTGGCATCAATTGACCAAGCTCCAGATCATTTTTTGTCATTTCTGGCTTGGCAATACTCAGTTGATAGTTGGGATACTGATTGGCAACCATCACTTCAACGCCAACTAATAAAAAAATCATTTAGGCAACATCAAATCAAAGGTACCCGAACAGCAGTTCGAGAAGTACTCGCTCAGTTTGGATATACATGTGAGTTTCAGGAATGGTTTGAAACAGTTCCAAACGGGGTACCAGGTACTTTTTCCTTAACGCTGGATCTAAACGGGCTTGAACTTACCGACGCAACTTACGCAGAAGTAAACAGGCTTGTCAAAGATGCAAAGCCTGCATCACGTCACCTAACAAATTTAGTTATTAACGTCCAACCGCTTTGTATTCCTCGTGTTGCTATTGGTTGTCACGGTGCTGAAACAGTCACAATTTTTGTCGAGTAATTAGAATGGCCACTTATAAAGGTATTTTAACCAATAACGGTAAAGCATTAATTGCTGGTGCAACTGTAAGTAATAAAATCAATTATTCACACATTGCGGTGGGAGATGGCAATGGATCTGTTCCGGTACCATCTGAAACAAGAACAGCCTTAATTAATGAAAAAGCTCGGATTGCATTAAACGTAGTAGAAATCAATCCAAATAATACAAACCAGATCGTTTGTGAAGCGATTATTCCATCCAATATTGGTGGTTTCTATATCCGCGAGCTTGGTCTTTATGCTGGAAATACGATGGTCGTCAATGCGAGCTATCCTCCAACATATAAACCTTTAGCCGATGAGGGCGGTGCACGTGAAATCAATATCAAGCTAGTCATTAATATTCAAAATGCTGAAGTAATAGCTCTTTATCTTGATGATTCATTGATATATGCAACTCGTGAATGGGTAAATAAAAATTATATTCGACGTAATGAGTTGGTTGATAATTTAATAACGGATGATGCTTCTAAACCACTAACTGCGAATCAGGGTAAAAAACTTCAAGATGAAAAATTTGCCAAAACTGGTGGAAGTGTATCTGGCAGTGTGCAACTTACTTCAGATAATACAGTTTTAACTGTAGGTATTGATAAAGACATTGGCTTTGTAAAAAAGCAAGGATCTGGTGGTGTCCTTGCAATTGCTAAAGATAGGGTTTTTCGCATTGTAAGCGGTAATAAACTTGAAATTAGTGCAGATGCTAGCGATACATTTACAGATTTATTAAGTTTAAATGGCTCTGGTGTTCTTAGCACATCAGGTGGCTTTTCTGGAAATGCTGCAACAGCTTCAAAATGGCAAACAGCCCGAACAATTAGCTATTCGGGAGCAGCAACAGGCTCGGTCACATTCGACGGTTCTGCAAACGCATCTTGTATTTTAACATTGGCCAACTCTGGCGTAGCTGCTGGAACATATGCTTCGACCATTCAAATTCCGCAGATTTCAGTCAATGCAGCGGGTCAAATTACGGCAATTTCACAGCAGAATATTCGTTCAGCTTCAGTAACTCAGAGTGGTGTTGTACTGCTTACAGATGATTTGACAACAGATGATTCAAGCAAAGCACTCACAGCAAAACAGGGAAAATTAATCAACGATAAAGTAAATGCATTAACTGATTATAGTTTGCTTGATAAATTTACCATTGATCTAACCGCTCTTAACAAAGATACCTACTATCCAGTTACGACTAGGATCGCAGGAAAAAAAAGGGTCAGATTTATAATCGATACTCTCTTTTCATCATACCAAGCACCGTGGTCTACACATGGTGGTGGTTCATTTTCTGTCTTTGCGGATTGGAATGAGTATCCAGATGATTGGGGTAGCAATACGGTTGATCGTAATATTAACTCTTTTGGATATACTTGGAGTTCACAATCTCCCATTCTCAGCATCAGTCAGATGGGGGCAAGCTCGAATGCAGTCTTCTATGCTCGTGGTGGCACAAAATATGATGTTTATGTGGCCAAAGGCTGCACTCCAATTATTCGAACTGCCTCATATTCATTAAATGGCGAAACGGTT